GAGGTTTGGTCTAGCACCACCACCAGACAATCTACTTTTGAAATCACTAATTTTCCTTAGTGGAATATTGTTGATTTGTTGACGTGAAGGCATTGTTTTAAACCTCTAATTTATTTAAACGGAACCGATTACTTCTTCAAATGCGATGCCAGTTCGAGTGGCAACAAATGTAAGACCAATGAAGTTAATTGATCTTGCTGGTTTTATAAAGATGTCTGCTATAAATTCGTTACTATCTATAACGGCAGCAGTGTTATTTGTTTCATCACAAATAACGACATAATCTTGAATACCTCTCTTAGACTGTACGTCTCTTAGGAAAGGTTCAACAATATTCACAAAGTTTGCCCTTGTGATTTCATCGTTGAATTCGAATAGTTGATCTTTAGCAGCTGCTGCGATTCCTTGCTCAAGGTAGATGAATAATCTACGAACATTGATTCTGTCAAATGCAGATGCTTTTGCGAAACCAGTCTTATCACCGAATAATATAATTCCAGCACCAGGTGAGTTAATGACTGGGTTTATTCTACTAGAATAAAGTTTGTCTCTCTGTAATCTGGTTGGATTATAAGGAAGTTTAACTGCATTTAAGATCGCTCCTCTATCTGTTCCTGCTGGTGAGAACCAAGGAAAATCGTTAATGTCAGTCCTTGCACATAATCCCGCAATATCTCCATTTAATGGGACATAACGGAACACTTCATTAAACCTATCATACATGTATTTGTATCCACTGTCAAATACTGCAAAGGTTGTTGATGCGACTGGATCATAAAACTCTATGAGATTATCAGTAATTGTTGCATCACTTAAAACAGTTGCTGCAGTTTCTTGTTGAGGATTGTCTGCTAAAATCTGATCTCTTGATGGTGAAATAAATGCAACTGCATCTTTTCTTTCCTCTGCAACACCAATTAGAGTTGATGCTAATGATCTTGTATTATTCTTTCCAAGATGACCACCACCCATGAGTAAGAAATCAACATTGTTGACTCCATCATTTTCAAAAATTTGATATCCTGCCTTTAAATCACCTAATCCTGAATTAAGTGCTCCTGTTTCTGTAATGGTAGTTTTTCCACCATAGTTATTACCACCAATTAGTTTTAGATCTTTTGGACCTGAACTGTTGAATACAGTATTTTCAGCATCTTGATCCCATCCACCATCACCAAATAGAGTAAAGTTGCTAGGTTCAAATCCAGTTGATGTGATACCAATCAGTTTTCCACTTAAACCAAAGATGTTTTCTGAATTAGTATAAAGATACTTTCTCCAGTAAGATGGTGATCCAACAGAGAACACTGCATCTTTTGCTTTTGATAAGTTAAGATGCTTTTCAAGAATTGTTCCTGCATTACCAGTTAAAGTTCCTTTTGCATCGATAACAATAACATGAACTTCATCAAATCTACCATTTCTTGAAGAAACGTACTCAGATGTGCCTGGTTTTTCGGCAATTGTATTCCATTTTACTTTAATTGGATCTCCATCTGATTTAATATTTAATGTATACTCTTGCTCATTAAACCAGTCTGTTTGTGAAGTAACTTCAGTTGATCCATATGAAGTTGTCTCTCCATTGGTATGAATTGCAACAGTCCCTGTTCCAGAGAATTTGTAAACACTATTAAAGTCTTTTGATGTTTCAATTCCAGCAGCTGATACGTGTGATATGAATTTAACAGATGCTTTATCCACACCTATTTCAGTAATTACACCTTTAAACATTCCATCAAGAGTAGTTCCATCTGCATCCGTTAATGCAGCAGGAACTGCCTGAGTTATACCATATCCGATTTGGATTGCTGCTGCTGTAGCAGATGTTGATCCAAAATCAAATGGTGCTGTAAGATCTGCTGATGATAAAGATGCGTTTGATATTGTAACTATACCAGCAACACTTTGATCTGAAGGAACTTCTGTAACAGTGGTTCCTGGTGCAATAACACCTGGAACATCACAAACAACTTCTTGTCCTACAGCAATATCTGTGGTATTACCTGTAAAGGATATTGTAGTTGCAGAACCAACTAATGTTCCAGATTTGTCTGTAGTATTGGATGAAAATGGAGTAAAGGTAGAAACTGCAGACGTACTAATTCCTAGTATTTGATCTGCTTTACCATCTATAATTGCAACTCTAATACCATCTGCCCAAGTACCAGGATTTTTTGCTGCTATAGTAGCACTATCGTAACTGTTCTCTTGGTAACCTAATTCCTGATAGTGTTCAGTGCTTTTAATTCTAATACTAGCAGCAGTACCCACATTGTCTGGTGCTGATACATCAACCTTATCAAAGGCATTTTTCAATCCAGCTCCAGTAGTTGAATTAAAATCATCTGCTCTAATTACACTTAAGGTTCCTCCATATGACAAGTATGAAGATGCAACCATCCATGTTTCGTATTGTTTATCTGTATCATATGGTTGACCGAATAGGTCAAATAAATCATTTTCTCCAGTTACCACTGTTGGTTCATTGACAGGTCCCTTTTCAAAGGATCCTACAATTCCACCAACTTTTCCAGTCGTTCCATCGATTCTTCCAATCGTTAGATCAACCTCTCTTATAAGAATACCTGGAGATGCTAAATTTAAGGCCATCCCTTACTCCTCTTAATCCAAAATTATCTAAAAATATTTATGAAAAAGGTTATTTACGATGGGGAAACAGTGCGTGAACATAATTATGAATCTTTTTTTCAGCTTGTTTTCTAAGAGGATTTAGATTCATATGATGATATACTTCATATACAACTTCGTTTAATTCTTCTTTGGTTAAATTTGGATATAATTCCTCTACAATAGTATCTAAGTGTAACCCCACTGAAGGTTCTGCTAAAATTTTCATTTACTTTTATTTATCACCAATCTGGATATATATCTTCTGCTATAGATTTAATTTTTCTTCTTTTTGTAATTCTTTGTACAGTGCAAGTCTTACACTCATATGAATATGCTGATGGTAGTGTTCCTTTGTATTTTCTTGTCAGGTAAAAGTCATCTACTAAATTTTTAATTTTACCACAAACTCTGCATTTTCTCTCAGAAAATAATAAATGCTCTAATTCTATCTGATCATTAAACGTCAGTTCTTCTTCCATTCATATTTTTCCTTTCTATCTATGAACTTTATTCCCTTAAGAGATAAAAGCACTATCTTAGTTTCAGTCATCTCTTCATCATAAAAAATGACTTCTTGTTCGTTATGATGTAATCCTGCGTCTCCACTCATACTTTCTCCTCGTTGTTTGGTTTACCAAAAGTTTTATATGCTAGTTGTTCTTTTAAGAAATCAACTTGCATTTTTAAACTTCTATTTTCTTGCTCTAATTCCTCAATCTGTTTCTCGTAAACAGTAATCATGTTTTCCAATTTAGACCCTTTATTCCAATACATTATACCCTATAAAAGTTATTTAATCATTTAAGATTTGCTTTAGATTTTACATTTCTACATATAATCCCACATGTAGGAACGATCCCCATATTCATCAGCATACCATCTATCACCGTTTGCGTCAACTGTTACTGTATCGTCTAACCCATCATTAATAAAACCAAATGGTGCCATATCTTGTTCGATTTGATTTCTCTGCTCCTCATATAATCTCTTACGAATATCATTATCAGTCATTTCTTTAAAATAATCTTGTGCGACTAACCATGCAAATAATACTAAACACATTGCTAAATCATCATTACATCCTTCTTCTGCCTCAAATGAATTATGTTTTTGTGCGAAAGTAGTTAATTCTGATATGATTTCGTAATCACAAGTTAATAATTTATTATCCTCAATCATAGTTTTGAGATTACTACAACCAAGTTTTTTAACAGCAGCTGTTGTTCTAACACCTAATTGTGTTTTCTTTCCTGAAAATCCCTGACCTACAACTTGACCTGCTCTACCTCTCATTGATGCCATAAGTAGGTTTTCATATTCAAGATCAAATTGAAGAATACTTGCAACCTGATCACCAATATCATTGACTTCAACTAATAAGTATGCGTTATTGTATCCCTTTGCAACATCAAATATTACATTTGGAAACAACATTGGTTTGATTTCATTGTTTCGATATTTTCCTACAACTTTATAAGGAAACTGTGTGACATCAAAAACTATAAATGCAGAATAATCATTTCCTAATCCACGAGCTACATCAACAGTGATGATATAATTATGTTCTTTTATTGGTTCTTCGTAAATATCTAATCCTGCATTTTTTGTAATTGGATTGTCATATACCATATTTTTTAATATGGCAGGATTGATAAGAGTATTAACAGATCCTAAAAATTCGCATTCAAACTCAACCTTAAATTGTTGTTCTGATGTGTTTGCAATTGTTTGTTCTTTCCAAGTTTCATCACGACCTGGCACTTCAGACCAATGAACATCTGTTGTGATATATTCATTTCTACCTCTTTCAGCATCATGCCAATACCTATAAAAATGGTTCATCCCGTGAGGGGTTGAAACCATTATGACTTTGGTGTTTTTACCAGAAGTGATAGTAGGATATACTGAGGCAAAGAATGAGTCAGCAATATGATTAGGAACAAAGGCAAACTCGTCCAAAAAAAGAACGTTGAAAGACATACCTCTAACTGCACTTGCAGAGGTAGATGCCGCCAGTATTTTTGATCCATTTTCCAACTCCAGTGATCCTTTATTCCAAGATATTATACCCTGTTGCATCCATTTAGGTAAATTCTCATATGCAGTTTGCAATCTACCTAATAAATCACGGGCAGTTGCTGCCTTGTTTGCAAGAATACCAATGTTTGTACTATCATTGAAAACAGCATAATGTAAAAGATAAGATACAGATGTGGTAGATTTACCAGTCTGTCTTGGCATCTTACATATATTAAAACGATTCTCATGAAACCTTTTAATTAAAGTTTCTTGAAAATCATATGGATGGAATTGTGTTAATCCTTCATCAAGAGAAACAATTTTAATATAATTTCTTGCAAAATAAACTGGGTCATTTTTACATTTGATAAATTCAACGACCTGTTCCTCCGTAAATTCATGAGGAGTATTTGCTTTTTTTAGATTTGGATTACCAAGATATACATTATCAACCATAACTTATCAGCAATTCCAACGACGACGTGCTTGTCTTAATCTACTATCTGGATCTTTTGCTGCCTTGGGAAACTTCTTCATCTGACCTGCACTTCTGGCACAGTAACTTTTTCTACGATTTGAATCCTTCGAACCCTTCTTTAACTTAGATGGTTCTGTAGTCACGGCAGTTTTTAATTTAGAACCAGGATTCTTACGACGATATGCTTCGACACCTTTCTGTGTCATGCCAGCACCACTCTTAGTTGGTCTTTTATGTCCTGACTTGACACTCATACCCTTCATATCGTCTTCACTTAATTCACTTCTCCAATCAGAAGGATTTAGTGGTTCTGGTTTAATAATATCCACTGTCTCAATTTCAGTAAATTTAATATTATCCTTTTTCCAATCTTGAACAAGTAATTCACTTTCTTCTTTCTTTATCTTCTTAGATACTGCATCCTGCTCTTTCTTTCTGAGCATTGCCTCTTTCTTTGCATTATCTTTCATCGTCATAGAATGAGTGGCAATACCAACCTCTTCCTTTACACCTTTAGTTTTAACACCACGTTTTTCTTTGTGTGCCTTATGTCTTGCATCCATTGCCACAAGTCTTTCAGCAGGATCAGCAGCATTACCACCTTTACCTGTTGCTCTTACATTTCTGATAGATGCTTTACCATAATTAGAACGATGTTGTTCTTCTGATTGTCTGTGACCTTGATTAGTTTTCTGTCTTTCAGAAATAACTTCTTCTTTTGTCACACCTGCCTTTGATCTTTCTTTTTCAGCAACAGATTTAATCACCATCTTCAATTTATTCTTTATTGAATATGGATTTTCTTTTTTCTTCTTACCAAATGCTGCCATTTGACCTGATGGTTTACCTGATCCTCTAGTAATACCATATGCCATACCTTCAGAAGTATCTGTAGTATGTTGCTTATCTGGTTCGTTCTTTGCTAAATTTTTCTTTTTCTGTTCCTTTGAGATTTTTGGTCCACCCATTGGATCACCATACTCATCCCTTTCAACTTGCTCCTTTTTTACGCAGTTTGGATACCTCTTACCAAACATTGTCTTCATACCTTTCTTTTCATATCCCTTCCAGCATTTTTCTGAGAACTGTTGGAATGATAGACCAGTTGGTTCAAACTCTTCTTTCTTACTACTATTACCCCAGTTTGCAGCACCGACTTTACGACACTTAACTAATGCACCTGAAGCATAAGCACTTGGCCATACAGAATATCTTGACTTGACCTTATGGTAACAAGCATCTTTACTTCCACTACCCTTACCTTTTTTGTCTGCTTCAGTAAGTTCCATTTCATTTCTCCAATCAGAAGATTCTTTTTTCATTTTCTTTTTCCTTGGACTATCAGTTGATACGTATGTTGGTTTTGCAGCACCAGATTTAGATTGTTGACCAGGATCTGCTTTCTTTTTGCGACGAGCAGCAGATAATCTTTCTGATTTGCTCATGCTTGCTCTCTTTGAGGATGATACACATTTAGGTGTTCCTTCACCAGGTTCATCACTCGCACAGGTTCCACCCGTAACGACGTTGACCCAACCACCTTTTCCATCTTTAGATTTGGAACCCTTAAACCATTTATGTAATGATCCTTCACTCATTCCTCCTCCATTACCACCACCGTTGGATCCACCATTGCCACCGCCATTCCCGTTACCACCATTGCCATTACCATTACCGCCATTGCCACCATTTCCGTTACCTCCATTGCCATTTTTCTTTTTACCATTACTGTCATCATCATCTTTATCATGACGTAAATATCCACCATAACCAATGCGATAACCCTTTGGAATTGGTTTACACTTCTTATCGGTGTTGCAATAATAGTATCCAGATTTACACTTTTTCATTCTTTGGATTCGATCCCTCCTTATTATTTAGAATTCCTTGTTTCAGCATCTTTGACAACTCTGAAGTAGAACCAACAAATAATGCATTATTCGTGACATTATTGGTTGTTTTATTTTTATCTTCATCAACTTCTTTTACTTTCTTTTGTAAATCCATAAGTTTATCAGTTGTGTCTGCCACAGACTTAATTAACTGACCTGCAACCTCATATGCTCTTGGACTCGCAGTTTCACCAGCAACTTCCATAATACCATTGATTGCTTCCTGTCCTTTCTCAATTAATGAATATAAATTACCTCTTGTGTAATCATAATCTTTCCCTACATCTTGTCCTTCAGTTTTTTTAATTTGATTTTTCTTCTTAGAAACAACATCCTCTGGTGTTGGAATAATTTCGGACTTTACATTTAAAGCCTCGTCGATAGGATCATAATTAGTCATTAGATATCAGTTTGCCTTGTAGGACTGTAAGTTTTAGAATCAGAGAAGAATGATGTGGTTTCACTGAATCCAAAATCATCATCAGGACCTGCGTCAGCAGGTTTTGGAGTAACTGTATATCTAACTTCACGTTTTGCATTTTGAGTATCAGTGTTTGTAGCATAATCAACTTGAACTTTTTTGATAAGTCCTGATGAAGATTCTGCAATAGGACCAAATAGATATGTTTTTGCAGTAAATCCTAGAGTGTATATAAGTGCTCTTCTTGTAGAAAAATCACCCTCATAATCATCCTGAAAGTTAATACTATCTAATACAATTGGTATATCTCTTTTCTCTCCAATTGATTTAACTAAATCAACTGTTAAATTAAATGATGGTTGAAAATATGGTAAAATTTGTTCGATAATTTGTAGAGCATCATCGTTTAATTTTGCAAGTATATTTAACTCAAATCCAATATTGTATGGAACTGGCATGAAAACTTTTTTAATATTATTTCCATCAGACGCTTTAAATGTTTGTGTGACACCACTTTTTCTTGATGAATCATAAGAGATATTGTTCATCTCAAATGACATTCGAGGAAGAGTGATTCCGACTGGTTTATTTAAATCTGCCTGTTGTTCGAGTCTTGCAAGGAACTTTTGTGAAGGACCATATGCCAAAGGAACTTTTAATTCACTATAGACATTACCCGACTTATCATCATGTCGAATACTAATAGCATTAAATAAAGTTCCAAAAGAAATAATAGTTTTTCTAATTATTTCGTGATAGTAATAAGTTCCTAACATTAAAATGTACCAAATGGGTTTCTTTCTGAGAAATCAATAATTGCATCTGCTTCTGTTTCGATTTCATCACCTTTATCGTATTTATCAGCAAATTCTGCTGACTCTATAAAATCAACAGTATATGATGCATTTGAGTCTGCACCAGTTATTATGTCACCAGATACAAAAGTTCCGTTTGTCGTGCCTAGTTTCAGTGTGCTAGTAGTAACATTCCAAGACTTGACTCTTGCAGTTGCATTAGATACTGAACCAGTTACAACCTCATTAAATTTGAAGGTGCCAATACCTGTAATAACTGGTGGTGAGGAAACTGTTGCAACTCCAGTAGTACTATCATATCCAAGACCTGCATCAGAAATAAGAACTTGTGTGACTGTATTGGCAGCACTTACTAGAACTCTACCCGTTGCAGTGTTTATACCAGAAGAAGGAGCATCAAAGAATAAAGTGGGTGCTGTCGGATATCCATCACCAGCAGATGTAATTGATACACTTTGGATACCAGCAGAATCTGTAATTACAAATGCAGTGGCAGCTGCACCGACACCATAAGTTGTTAAACCAACTCCCTTTATAACTTCTGTGGCACTTACAATTGTAACAGTCGGTGCAACAGTATATCCAGCACCAGCATTTGTTAATAGTATTTCTTTTACTGAATTTACTCCATTTATTGATGTAGTAATAGCAACAGCAGTTGCATCAGTTCCACCTGCAGGAGCAGTTCCAATTGCTACAGTTGGAACTTTATCATAATCATACCCATCTTCATTGAGGAATATTTTACGAATATACCCAGATGCAGTGGTTACACCTAATGTTGCAGTTGAACCAATTGATATTAGTTTAAGTGAAGTAATATATCCTTGATCTACAAGAGCATCATCAATCTCTTCTGTCGTAGTGCTAAGTTGATTCCAACCACCAATTTCATCTTCAAGTTCAAAGAGTTCACAACGAAGTTCATAAACGTAATTTTTTCCTAATTGATAAAAAGGTTTTTCATGTTCTACAAATTTTATCTCAAAAATTCTGCCACCTAAAGGAAAATAAATCAAATCTCCTTCACTTGGTCTACTTGTAACTTCAATCTCTCCCTCTGGTAAACCCTCTAAAAATGGTGATATAAAATCTTCAAATCTTTCTTTTGATATTGTAACTATGAGTTCATCTTTCAAACTCATTCCAAATTTAGTCATAATATCACCAGCACCACCATAACCATCATATGTGTTCACATATGCTTCAATTGAAAAATTATCACCAAATCTTGATGATTCTACCTCAGTAAAAATGTTATCTTTATTAATAATTCTTCGAGGTAAATATTTTACTTCGACACCATATATTTTTAACTGTTCATTAATTAAGTCCTGAACAAGTCTCTGTTCACTTTGTGATCCTTGTAGAAAAAAGGGATTTAATGCCATTATACACTATCCTATAAAATCAAGAGGTGGTAACTCATACTCTGAGATGAGTCTTCCTCTTATATTTTCTATTTCTCTTTCGGCATCATCGTAAATTTGTCTTCCATTCATTTCTAAACCACCTGGCAATTTAACTCCTTGAAACTTAATTAAGTTTTGACCCCATTGTCTTTTAAGTAGTGCGGTTAGATATAACTTTAAAAAACTATCATTATAGACACTGGTAAAATTATCAGGATCTAAAATTCTTTCGCATTGGATGACTAAAAATGTTCCTGCTTCTTGTGCTTTCCAATCGATATCCAAATACAGTCTATTTTGTCTCTTATTAAATCTTATTTGTTTATCTGTGGTCAATAGAAAATCTATATCCTCCAAATACCTTTTTGTCATAGAATATTGTAGAAGATTCACTGAGTTAAAGTAGTATAAATCATTCAAAAATAATTGATACTTTATACTAAACATTCCACCAGATATTGAACTCGTATCAAATTTAAATATCTTATCAACTCCAACAACCGAGTCTGGAACTTGAATAAAATTGGATGTTTCATAAAAATTAGAAGTAACTGTTCCCAAACCACTTACACTTGTTGAGCTTCCAGTAGTAGTAACAATTCCAACTCCTGTTGTTCCTGATGCCTTACCACGATCTATGTCTTCCTGAGTTAATTCATATTTGAGATACATTTTCTCAATACCATCAAAATGTCTTTCCCCAAAAAGTTGAAGAGCATCATCAACTAGATCATCTGCCTGATCATCATCCACGTTAATTTCTAATACTGGTGCACCTAATTTGCGAAAACAGTAATCAATTAATTCTTGTCTAGAACTTGGTTTTGCCATTATTCGAATGTTCCTCCATCTATAGCACCAGCAGTGAGTAATCCACCAATATAAACACTTTTTGCGATACCTACACCACCTGCTATTCGCAGTGCTCCTGTTGTAGTAGAAAAAGATTGTGTAGTGTCATTAAGTGTAGAAATTCCAGTAGTAATTAAAAGACCACCAGTATTGATTATTATACCTGATTGTGCAGTGATAATACCAATAGAATCAACGTTAGTAACGTCTTCAAAAGTAAGTGTTCCACCTATTGAAACATTTTTCTTAAATTCTACATCCTCTAGGAAGGTAGATAACCCTGAGATATTTAGAGATCTAGCATTTATTTCGTCAAGGGTAATATCTTCATTAACAAAAAGATTACCACCAACATAGAAATCACCACCAGTGGTTGTAATTCCACCATTCGCAGATAGAGTTGTTAAACCAGTTACGTTAAGAGATGAAGCACTTACAGATCCAACGGTTATATCTGGTGTTCCAAATAAACCAAGTGCTAGATCAGCAGTTCCAGTTACATCACCAGTAAGAGGTCCTACAAATGATGTTGCAGTAATTATACCTGCACCAACATTTGCTAAAGTTGATATTCCCGATACACTAAGTTGAGTAACTGATGCAATACCACCAATAACATTAATGGCATTTTGTGTTTGAATAGAACCACCACCCGCACTGGATAGTATTTTTATTGCATCTGTTTGTCCAACTCTAACTTTGATTGGCATTATCGAGTAACTCCTTCTCTTAAGAGGACTGAACCCTCTACGACTCTTGTTTTTTCACCCCCTGCATTTGTTATCACAATATCATATACGTATCGACCTGATTTTGGTATATTAGATGATGCTGCTGATAGAGAAATAAGTAATTCTCCATTAGTTGCATCTAATATATTTGTTGTAAAATCATGTTTAGATGAACTACCAGCATGTTTTCTAAATTGAGCAGCAACTGTAAACCCATTCAAATCCAATGGTCCTGAATCATCAGATTCCACTAAATTAAAAGTTTGACTAAAATCTGATCCAGCATTAATCACTAAATTTGAAACATATACGGCTGCCATCTACTTAAAATAATATTTTCTAATTATATTTATGTCTTATTGTTGCCATCTACAAAAACCTTGAGTAATGACTTAATTTCATCCAATTCATTTCTAAGTTTTTGAATTTCATCTTTTTGTTTTTTTCGAGATTTTAAAGAGTTTATATATTGAGTATAACCTTGATCATCATTGTTAATAATAGCACCTGTTTTGGGATCTCTGTATAAATGTGGGTGACCTTCTACTTTTATCATTTGATTGCGATGGTTCTTAATTCAGTTATTCTTGGTGGACGAGCTTGATTTGTACCAGACATTACAATTTTAATTGTATATCCTACAAATTCTGGTAAACCATCCGCAGTGAACTCATACTCTTTGAACTCATTGAATGCACTTGGTGTAACCAAAGTATCAGGTCTACCATCATTCTTTGACTCATCAACCACTGCAAATCCAACTCCAGTAACTCCAGTAACATTTTTATATCCAGGAAATAGTTCAAATGCTTGACTTACTTCTCCAGAATCAGGTCTTATCAAACTATATAAAACTCTGAAATCAGCCGATTCTGGTCTAAAGGCACTTAATATAACTTTTAATGAATCTGCAGGATTTTTTAATCTAACAGTATTCGATACATAAACTGCTGCATGAGGATCATTCAATATTGAATCTACACGATTATCTGTATCATAGTTTTCTAATCCAATTGGACTATTTAATCTATGATTTACAAATTCAGTTTCTGAACCACTACTTAATCTAATTATTGGTGATAAATTTTCATCATTTGAATTTAAATTTATTGTAGTTGTAAATGATTTGTTAGAAGGTAAGTTTGATAGATATGCATCTTCATTAACTTTTGATGCAACTAATTTTACACTATCAAATGCATTATATGTGTTAAGTTGAACTGGTTCAAAACCATTATCAACAAATGAAGCTTCAACTCCATCAACACTTGTTCCTGATACTCCTCTAATTGATGCCTCTACGGTTGTTGTAGACCCATCTGCACCTGAAGGAGTCAATACATCATATCTCGGAATTACACCACTATACAGGATGTTCTGGGATGCTTTTACAGATGTTCCCCCCACAAGGGTTTGACTGTTGAATGATAATTGAGGTGACCCAAGAGTTTCTCCAGATGATGAAGATCTGTCTTTTCCGTTAGTAGATCTATTAAATGAAATATGATAATCATCAAGTTTTGGTGATGGTGAATCTGAAATACCCATACCAACAACTTCAAGTCTTCTAATTGACACACCACTTAGTTCATGTTTTCTTACAACATTTCCAATATTATGAGTTGTAGATACAGTGTTATCAACACCTCTTCCACCAGCTAAAATTGATAAAGTTCCAGCATTACCAACTCCTGAAGCAGTTATTCCAGAATATCCAATAATTTCATTTCCAATTTTAATATATCCAGGATTGTTGGTATTTACAGGTATTCCTTCAAAATTTTCAAATTGAATGGTAGATGCCACACTAATTACACTAGTATCCGTTCTTGATAGATTAGCATTAAGTGTAGTTGGTTCAACATCAGATTCAATGTCTTGAATTGAAACTTTATTTACAGTAGAATACATGCCATGATTAAAATGATTTATTTTTGCAACATTTCCTCCATTTAATCCACTATCAAAACTTCTTGATAATATTTCTCCTATTGTTCCTGTTGGAATTGTTGTATCTGAATCAGCAAAATATGTAACTGCTACACCAACTGATGGAGCAAATGATGCTTCATTAGCTTGAATATTCGTCAAGAATAAAGTATCAATTCCACCCGTGCTTCCAATACTAATTCGAGCACCTTCACCCTGACCACCTTTAGTGCCAACTTGTGATGTAACAATACCTACGACATCTCCTATTTGATATCCATTTCCACGTTCTCCACCAGCACTTGTAAATGCTATTGTATTAATAGCTCCTGTTGTAGCATCTACACCAGTAATATTTAATTTTAATCCAGTTCCTTTACCAGTAATTGCAAAAGTTTCGACAGAATTAGTTGCTTCATAATTTGTTCCACCAAGACCATCAATTACATTTGCGGATGCTACAGGTGCACCAGTTCCTGTAATTACTGCAGTGCTTGTAGCAAAAGTAGCACTTACCTTTCTACCTGCAACTAAATTAGAGGAAATTGCACCATTAGTAATAGTTGTGATACCTATTGTCCCAGTTTTAGGGAAAGTTTCTATTGGATTGCTCAATAGAGTAGGTACATATCCATTACTATCACTTAGTTTAGGATTATTAAATAATGCTGTTCCTGATTGTGAAGTAAATTTAGCCTTATATAATTTAAATGTCATATCCATGGTCTGATCTTCAGTCCAAAGAGCACCATTTTGTGATTTAAATATAGCACCCATAGCATATTGTGTGGTATAAATTAAAGATGCTCCAGAATCTGCTTCTTGAATAGTGCTTGCATTTACTGCAACTCCACCATGTCTTCCTGTCCAAACATTGTATGCAGTACTTTGAGGTGCTACTAAAACAAATGCATATGATTGACCTGGTGCCAAATATATTGGTTCTGGGAATGTAAACTTGGTTGGTTTACTTGCAGACTCAGCATCAAACTCAATTAAAGTGATTTCATTTCCATTTGCATCGGTTCCTCTTGGTCTTAGTGTTTTACTTCTACCTATCAAATTTCTAGATGGTCTAGCATCACCAGTTACAGTCCTAACTTCACATGTTATTGGTGAATTTGTAGTGGTATCAACTGAAGCAAAGTAGACTTCTACCGAAGTTATGAAGGCACCATTCAAATCTTTGTTCGCACCCACAGCACTTGGTGAATCTACATTACCACCAACAACAAAGGTTTGTGCTAATGGATCATAATATCGTACCGTTTCTACGAGAGCAAGATTTCCTGAAAGATCTCCAGTAACATTAACTGTATTGGTGTTTGTTTCAATAGTAAGTGTTTCTTGCCATTCTTCAAATGTTCCAACGGCATCATATCTTGTCTCAGCAGCAATAACACCAAATTTTTCAGCAGGACCTACATTTTCATTTGTAGAACTTGATGTTAACTTAAAGTCTTTCGAACCTGCTTCTATTCTAACA